GTATGTGAATCCAGACCTTCCAGTAAAGCAAGAGCCAACCTACGAGGACATACAGAACGAGAATAAACTACTTCTCGCTAAATATTACAATGATTGGTTGAGAGAGTAGCAGGAACGGGTATGCATTCCCTTTTCAGATGTGGGCTTTCGGGAGTCTAGGACTTGTAGTAAGCCGCCCATCCCACCAGTTGAAGTGTGCTTCCACGAGAGGCCCAACTGGTCGTATAGTCCACCTGCCTGCTAAAATCTCAATACTTGATTCGCTCTTTTTTGCGATCAGTATTCTTCTTTTTCTTGCGATGCTCTGACCAATCAATCTCATCGTAGTTATCTTGCCACTTGCGCTCCCATGTATTGGTGCGAGGCTTATCGCCTTTTCCGTTACGACTCCACTCGTTGTCCTTCATCTTCATTTCCTTGTTCAATAGATTCGGTTTTTTCTTTAATAAGAACTTTCTCCATTAAAGAGCAGGCAACCATCAGTTCAAAGTTAAAACGCTTTGCTCGGTTGATGATGTCAGCAAAGACATCGTGAGCAGAGACAGTAGTAATGTCGATCTGCTTCAGCACATGGTCAATAGCCTTGGCATGGTCGTCGCTGATTTGCTCTGGTTGTGTATTTTCTTGGCTCATATTATTTTTTCTTTTTATTTATTTTTGACTTCTTAGGTTTCATAATCGAAACGCTAATATTTGTTTTCTTCGGCTTGCTGTCTGCTGTTGTTTTTATTATTGGAGTCTCAAATTTAAGACTCGCAGATGTTTGTTTTTTCATTGCTTCTCTCGTTGTTCAATCATGGCATTTGCCATTTCAAAAGCAAATTCTGCCACATTCTTAACGGGAACTTCCTCTCCGAACTCCTCTGGATTAGCAAGCAATCCGTTCATGGCTTGTGCGGCAAAATAATCTCTCATGCTCATGCCAGTATTCGGACGCACCTTGGGATTTGCCGCATCACCGGGATACGCTTGCACAGGAAATGCAGGATGATTCCCACCTAATGTATTTGATTTATTAACCATATTTATATTCTGCCCCACCTAGATTTATAGTAAAGTTCGTTAAGCCTAGCTCGTTCTGCTGTCTGTGTCCAGAATTTATCGCAAGCAATATTAACTAACTTGCAAGTCTCATAAAACCAAGGATCATAGTCGCCATTATCAACGCCAGCTTTCCTGTGGTCATGTGCTGAATCCCTTATATAAGTCTTTTTGTCCATAAATTCTCTGCATCAGAAAGAGACAATACTGACCTTCCGTTCCGCAAGTTGACATCGTTATGTATACCAATTCCCCATTTCCACAAGTCTGAAAAATCTGGAGGAAATTGCTTGCAATAGTCTTCAAAATGTTGTTGGCACGGACAACCATTCCACGGAATAGAATCAGCCCAGTTCTTAAACCAACTCTCGATGAATGCGCGATCCTCGCAGTTCCTATTGCGAAGTGAGAACAAGTGTAGTTCCGCCCAATATCTAGGCCCATCGCGGAGTATCGTAGATTGAATTAGCGCACGGCTGCGCTCCGATTCATCCAACGCTCGCTGAACCCAGTCGCAATGCTCATCCCAGTTCAGTCCGATATGCTCACAGACCATCTTCTCGACATCATCAGCAATCAAGTGACCGCTAATCGACTTGGAGCGGACGAAGGTTTCGACCAGTTTGCCAAGTGCTACTAGAAACGATTGATCTTCCCTAGCACCATAATCAACCACAGGGATAATCAGATGATCACCGATAATCTCGGAATCACTAAATGGCATTAGTGATGGATCAACTGACTTCGCCTCAAACTTCATTTATTTATTTATGTCTTTAGAATCTTTATTGATCCCACCAGAACGCCGATGCCATCGCGTATCCACCTCCGACGAAAGTAGCAATAGCAAGAACAAGAGAAACCAGAGAATCATGCGACATGGCTATTTGCCCTTCTTGCGAGTCTTAGCCACTTTCATTGCGCGAGCCTTGCGCTGAACGCTATAGGCGATTGCCAAACTTTGCTTCAATGGCTTGCCAGATTTTACTTCCGCTGAAACATTTCTGTTAAAGCAATTTTGTGAGGCGCATTTTCGTAGTGGCATAATTTTTATGTTGTATATTAATTTTACTTTGAATGCAATGAATTTATTGAGCAGGATTATACATCCCTTGCAATGCTAGTTTTTCTTTTTTGGAAGTCTCTTGCGATTCCTGTAAATATCTTCCAGAGGTGTATAGCAAGTTCTTCGCTGCTTCAGGCCCAACTTCTTTGGCAAACTTAACATAAACTGGCTCACGCATGAATTGAGGAATTGAGCGATTAAACATATCTGCATTGCCTTTAGATTTAGCAACAAGTTGAGCGAAATCGCCAGATGCAAGCATCTCATCTAGGCTCAACAATGCTTGGCGTTGATCTTTCCCGATTGATCTTATTGTAGTTCCACCAGCTACTGCGCTTGTTAATGCGATTGCAAGTTCTGGAGGAACATTTAATTGTTTGGATGCGCTGTAAACAACGGAACCAGTTATCAAACCTTTCATTATAGACCAAAGAGTTGATCCCATTTTTTGGTTTTTAGATATTTCTTGTTTAATATCTCCAACTTTAGATGTTTGTTTCGTTGCGTTTTGAATGTTTTCAGACAAGATATTTAGATTATCAAATTGATATTTTGCATCAGCAGGAAGCTCATCAAACAAAGCATTATAGGCTGTTTTTTGTCCCTTTAATGAGTTATACCATTTAGTGAATGCAGCCATATCAAATTTCCCTTGTTTTGAGATGGCATTTTGGATTCCAGTTGCAACAATATTAGCCTTATATTCTTCTGGAACAGCAGACAATATGCTCTTAATCTTATCAGCATCACCTTTAGCTGTTGCCCCAATAGCCCTAGAAACTTGACCTGAAAGACTCTGAGACAACTCGTCGCCAAAAAGTTTCACAACATTCTCTTCGTGTGCTTTTCTTGATTTCGTCAAAGTAAATGCAGCATCTTTTACATCTTTTAATTCAGGAAATTGAGACAATGCAGCATTGTAATCATCGCTTAACAACCCATAGAAGTTTTCAACTTCTCCACGAGTTGCATTAGAAAACACGCCTTTTTCGCCAGAAAGAAACTCGCCAAGCTGTTTCCTGATATCGTTTATTTGTGATATTGTTGGTTTTTTGTCTGTGTATAGAGTTTCAAATATTTTCTTTTGAACTGGTCTAATTGACTTAAACTTTTGATTGAACAGATCAGATTCTTTTGGACTCAATTTTTGATTATTCTTAATTTTATTAAGAATAGTTTCTGGAACGCCAGTATCCATCAATGCAGCATCAACAGCACTTATTGTATTTTGAGGATCATATTGAGTCCTTACAACTGGCTTTGTTGATAGTTGATTAAACAGATTCTGTTCATTAGCTTGATATTTCTTTGACTCATTTAGAATTGTATCCTTGATGTCATCACTCAATGCGCTCAAGTCTTCAGTTGATCCAGCCTTTTGAGCAACTTCACGGGCCTTTGTAGATACTCTTGTCAGAAATTCATTTTGCCTTTTAGCTAATAGAGATTCACCATAAGCAGCACCTTTTTTAACCAATGCTTGAAACTCTGGACTTCCAGACAAAAACTCTTGAGGAACTTCTTCTTTCAAGAAGCCAAGTTCTTTTGCCGCTTCTCCAACTTTCAACCCGCCAATTTCAGCTTCTCCTGCGGCAGCTTCAGCAAGAGCCTTTTTAGCCTCTTTGCTTCCCTGTAGAGCCTTAGCTGTTGTTTCTGTAATAGTAGGAGGAACGATTTGCTTTTGTGGTGCAAAAAGATTCTTTAATACATTAAGGGATTTCTCCACAGCAGGAACATCAACACCCTTTAATGATTGCAATGCTGCCTTAGCTCCCGGTTCTAATGCTGAAACTGTGCCTCCAACTCCAACTCCAGTTGCAAGACCAACTCCAAGTTGCTGAAGTGGGGTAGCCCCCTCTTGTTTTGCTTTCTCCATTGCACCAACAGATGCTCCGCCAGCAACAGCTTGTTGAACTGGCTTCTCTCCTAGAAATTGAAGAACCTTGGCTGCTTTCCCCGCTTTAAGCATTTCTCCGCCTATTTTGAACGCCCCAGCACCACCGCCCATTTCAGTAGCCCCTTCTGATACTTTTTCAACAACTTTTTCAGCAGAAGACCGAGGCTCAGGAACACCAGCTACATCAAAAAGTTGAGTTGCGGCATCTTTAACTGTTGTGTAATGAGTTCCAAATGCAGTATTAATACCGCCAATAACCAAGTCTGAAAGTGCGGCTCCTGCAACGCCTGCACCAAATGCGGCGGGAACAGTTGTTGCAGCGAAAGGGCCACCAGCAAGACCAAGTGGAGCAGTTGCCAAGCCAGCAGCAACATAAGGCCCAGCACCACGAGTTACTGCGCCAACCATTCCGGCAGCAGTTGTTGGTTCTTCTTCTAGATTTTGCTTTTCAGGTTCAGTCTCAATTTCAGAACGCAATTCACTTTCAATATCAGAAGGTTTACTTTCAACCTTCTTTTCTTGCTCTATTTCTTCCAATAACTCTTTTTCAATGTCAGTCATTATTTTGTTTTTAGAAGTTCTTTGAGGCGATTTCTATCTTGTTGAAATTGTGAAGAATTTTTGTATTCCTCACTTGCGTTATTCATTTTATTTATTAAGTCTTGCTTTTCTGATTTTTGATCTGATGGAGATTCAATATCAAATGGCATTACTAGCAAGTCTGGATCAACACCAGTCTTTTTAGTTAATGTTCTGTATTTTTGAATTGGCCCTTTATTTGCTTTTTCAAGAGCCATGCGCGTAAGTTCTTTTGTCAAAACGCGCATTTTTTCACGATCTTCTTTAGGAAGTTTTGCTCCCTTAGTAAACTGCGAAGCAAGATATTCAGGGCTATATTTATCCCTAAAGGCAAGAGCAGACTGAATAAGAGCGACATCGCCCTCCCTAACAGCAACACCGGGATCAACTAATCTTTGGAATGCATTGATTGCAGCAATATCTGCAAATCCATTTTCTTGAGATAATGCCTTAAAGATCGCATCTTCTGAATCTTTTGTTTCTAACGCTTTTGAATATGTTTTATCTTGCTCAAGCCTTGTTATTTGAGACAACAAAATAGCATTTTGCTCTTTAGACATTTCTGGGGCTGCTTCAGCCGCTGCAATCTTAATATCTTCTTCCCTTTTCTTTCTATCGGCTTCAGCTTGTTCTTGTGGAGAAATTATTTCACGCTTTACAGCAAAAGCAGGCCCAGATTTAGTTTGAACTAATTCTGGCAATTGAGCGGCCTTCCAGCCCGGATACATTTTAGCATATTCCTCATTTGCTTTTTCTTGGCTTTGGAAGTATTTAACAGCTTTTGCTTGCCCAACTGGAATTTGTTTTTCTGGCTCTGGCTTGACTTCTGAAATTTTACCTAGTTCAGCACTTGTGGCGGCAATATCTTGTTCTTGTTCTGGAGAAATAAAAGATGCATCTACTCCACCAAGTCCCAATGATGGCATTTCAGCCAATGGAGCGATTGGCCCAGCACCAGTTGATGCAGAAAGATATTCTGGAAGTGCAGACAACGGAAGTCCTGTTGCTGGATCAATTTGTTTTGCAACATCAAGAGCAATAGCGTTTGCATCTTGCCGAGAAACAAATCCAGTCTTATTGTCTTCTTGCGGAATCTCGCTTGGCACTTCTGTTAGATTTCCATCTTCATCAATAGTTGTTCCTTCAGGATTGAGTTCTCCAGTTAATATAGTAGAACCATCAGTGTCTGTAGTTCCTTCGCTTGGAAGATCATAATCCTCAAATTGAACATCTGGAGGAAGAACGCCCTTGGCTCTCTCCTTAATCAACTTATCTTGCTCTTGCATTTTCTTCAACTCCCACCCTCTTTGCTCCTCCCTTTCAGACAAACTTTGAGCAGCTTTAATTCTTGCAATTTTTTCTTCTTGAGCGAACTTCCGTGTCTCTTTTGCTTCTTCTTCCTTCTTCTCATACCTAGCGGTAATTCCACTCAATGCACCTTGAGCGATACTAGAAACAGCACCAGCTATGCCTTCAGCTACAAGCTCTGGTCGAGAAGACTGAATCTGAATAGCTTGAAGTGGCTGGAACTGCAATGCAGCACCGCGAGTCACATCAAGTGCTGGCAGTGGTTGCAGGTTGCTAAGGTTAGCGAATTGAGGAGAGAAAGAATAGTCAGCCATTAGGAGCCTCCGAAGGTAAGATTAGAAGCAGAAGGAAGTTTGAACATATTAGTGGGCTGACCAGTTCCAGCAGCACCAACATTTGCAGCCATAGCAGCTCCGGGCATTGCTGTAGGAGCAACTGCGCCAGCACCACCAATACCCATAGATGCGGCTTTCTGTGCTTGAGTAGCTTGTCCGCCACCGCCAGCGATTGCGCTAGTTCCAGCGGCTCCTTGAGCTTGTTGCGATGCGGCAAGTGATGATTGATCAGAAGCTTGTTGTTGAGTTCCGTAAGCTCCGAGTTGCTGGCGAGCGGCAGCTTCACCTTGTTGAGCAAGCGAAAAAGCAGATTGGCGTTGTTGCTCAAGCAATGCAGCTTGACGGGCCTCTTCAGCCATGCGAGCCTGTTCAGCAGCTTGTTCATTGGCCTGTTGAGATTGTTGCTGGTTCTGCATCATCATCATAGCCATCATATCCCTAGATGAATTGTCTCTTGGTTGAGGTGCTGGTTCTGGTTGTCTTTTACTTCCACCCATATTATTGTCCTCCGAAAGTTAGTCCGCTTGATTTAGGAAGATTAAAGATATTAGCAGAGCGAGCTACTGGAGTATCTGAAGAAGCGTCACTCATGCCGTAGAACGGCAACTTGGATGCTGGAATGGCTCCCATTCCAGCTAGATTCGCGGCTTGTTCTTGTTGTGCTTTACCAATATCAAAACCACCACCTATTGCAGAAGACCCAGCAACTGCTGCCGCTTGTTGTTGCGCTTGCTGTGCAGCAATGTCTTTCGCTTGTTGCATTGCTCCAGCTTGAGACAACATTTGTTGCGCTCCCATTTCTCCTTGACGGGCGGATGCGATAGCGGATTGACGCTGAGATTCAAGCAAAGCCTCCCTTTGTGCAGTATCAACATCCTTTACAACAACTTTTTGCTGTTTTTGCATTTGCTTCAAATATTGAAGCATCGGGTCTGGCCCCGATTCTTGTTTAGCGATTTTTGGTTGTCCTCCGCCTCCGCCCATAATATTAAATAAGTTGAGTTTTAATGTTTAGTTTTTTTCTTACTTCAAGGCATAAGTCGCCATTCGGCTTAAATTGCCTGCAAGAATTAGGTCTGTCAAAGTAAATCGAGCATGACACGCAATTTCCAACGATGCCTTCTAATGCGACACATCTATTATTATGAGTCTTCATTAAAGGCAAGTCGTATCTTTGCATTTCTTGTGGTATCTGGCTTGCATCCGATCTGTCACGCTTAAGAAGCGGCCAAGACCATTTGTAAGCACAGCAAGCACCGCAAGAAATACAGTCTTCACTTGTTATTTCTTCCATTCTACAGGACGGAATCCAAGATCATCAATAACGATGTCCTCGTATGGAGCCATTTCGCTTATATTCGTGATAGTGGCGTTTAGTTTAGGACAATGCACATGACGACCTAAATGGCGATTCACGCAATTAAAGCAAGTCGGGTAGAAGTCGGCATTGAGAGATTTATCTGGATTGTTATACCACTTATCATCTTTTTTAATATACCGAGTTGGATCAGGCTCAACTCCACTTTCCTCTAAATACTCAAAAATATCATCATCAGTCCAGTCGCGCATTGGATATAGCGATACTGGCGAACCATCAACAATGCGTATGTCTTGAGCGAGCGGAACATGACCTTTGATTAGGTCTGTATCCTCGTATTTAGTTCCGATAAATACTGCCCCCCAAGGCCAGTTGAATGTTCCAGTAGGACGCTGTAAGAAGTCCGTAACACCACACAAGAACTTTTCATCTGGCTTTGGAGTCTCTGTTCCCAAGGACAAGACAACACAATTCTGACCCCATTGAAAATAATGGAGCATATCGAAGCGAACCTCACCAGTATTGACATCTGGGCCATCAGCCAATGATACCTTCATCGGAGGATATTCGTATACCTCCAAGTCCCACTCCTTGATTAAACGATCAGAATAGGCATATCTCTCACGAAACTTTGGCTGACGATACTGAACAACAGGAATGTCAATTTCTGCTCCATATCGGATCAAATGGAGTAATGCAGTAGAGTCTTTACCTCCACTCCACAATACAACTGATCTAGGCCATCTTTTGTTCCACTCTTTTATTCTATTTATTGTTTTATTTATTAGGTGATGTCTCATTAAATAATAATTGCCGCTCCTATAGCCGCACCAGCTACTGCGCCTCCCGCACCAATCATCTGACCGCTCATTGCATTTCCAGAAGCGGCATTCTGAACAGCATTGTTATACATTGCCTGTTCGTAATTCTGTTTATTCTGTTGAGCAACATTATTTGCTTGTGCAAGTTCTCCTAGATTCTGATTGATAAAATCAGAAGTAGATTGTTGCAATCTTTGACCACTAGCCATGATGTTTTGCTGGTATTGTTGCATTGCTTGCAAGTTTGCTGCCTTTGCCTGCATCTCAGCTTGAATCGCAGTCGCTGGATCGAGTCCACCAATCGGTGCTGCGGTTTGAGCAAGATAACCTTGTTGAAGCGCAAGCGAACGAAGTCTGGCTTGTCGTCCAGCTTCAGTTCCAGCGTCATAGATTGCAGCGCGACCAATCGTTCCGCCAAGCCCAGTTGTATATCCAGAAGTCAATCCACTTCTTTTCGCAAACTCATCCATGTTCTTCTGGGTGGCGGCAAGATCAGAAAGTTCTGCAACCCTTCCACCCATCTGGCTACGCATTCTTGCGGCTTCTGGATCAGTTAAACGCTCAAGCTCGCGGGAACGAGTGATATTTTCAACGCCAAACTCAGCCGCTTCCTTAGATGTTCTTCCAGCATCAAAAGTCTGTGTCTTTGGAGGCATCTGAGATGCCATCTTTAAAAGGGCAGCTTGGTTCTGAAGATATTGACCGCCGATTGCACTTTTACCAGCAATCAGCGCAAACATTGAGGTATCGTCAGGTCTTTTCATTTATTTTAGTCTCCACCCATAAAGTTTGCAGATGGTTTCCCTAAATTAGAATCATTGCCGCCTCCTTCAAATGTCCAACCTTTCCCAACCTGTCCAAGTGCGCCAAGGCCAGATGCAGCAACTTGTCCACCAGCTTGAATCCACGCGCCAGTCATTGCGCGTTGAGAGGCTAGATTTTGAGCTTGATTGTCAAGCATCGCCTGCTGGTATGTCTGCTGAGATTGCTGTTGAGCATTCTGCATTCTTCCAAGATTGGAAAATTGATTCATTGCAGACTCAAATCCAGTCTGATTAAATTGTCCAACATTACCAAGCATCCCTTGTTTATATGCTTCCATTGCAGAAATGTTTTGAGCTTCTGCCCCCATTCTTCCAGCAATAGATGCTTCTGGCGAAATTCCTCCAACTGGAGCCTGTGTTGAAGCAAGATATGCTTGGCGTTGTGCGGTTAGATTTTGCTCGTATGCCTGTTTAGCGGCAAGCGCACGATCATACATTGCGGCGCGACCAATAGTAGAATCTCCAAGCCCAGTCTCGTATTGCGTTGGAAGCCCTTGAGTTCGCATATACTCGCGCATATACTGATCTGAATTTTGTTGTGCAGTAAGGTCTTCAATCTGTTTAGATTGAGAAAGTCGCATTGCGGCTTCTTGAGGATTGGTAATGCGCTCCAATTCCCTTTGCCTATAAATGTTTTGCAATCCAAGTTGGGCGGCTCTTTGTGATTGCTGGGAAGCATCATATCTTTGTTGCTCTGGAGTAATCCCAGCATACATTTTAAGCATTTCTGCTTGATTCTGCATCTGTTGCGCTTGCGATTGCTGCATCATCATTGCAATAGCAATATCACGCGAAGGATCGCGTTTAGAAATATATTGCTGTGCGTTTACTGTTTTTGCTCCACCCATTTTTAAGTCAATGAATCGTAACTATAAATCTCTCTGCTCATCTTAGTCAATCCCAATTTACCCATAACATCATTAGTAAACTTTGGTCGATCATCAATAAGTGGAACTCCAATATATCCAAGTCCTCCAGAAAGTTGAGCGTGCGCCCTCCAATCGCTCATTACCTGAATCACATCCTGCGGCCTAGTATGATTCGGGTGAAAAGCTGGATAGACAACAGGAAGGTAAACATGGTCAGAATAGCCAAACAACTCACCATTCCGATAATGAGCGTAAACATTGATGTTAGGATGTTCGACAATTTTGTGGTCAAACGATTCAGCGAAGTCTTGTAAATTTCCAAATTCAAATGAGTCTTTAGGAACGAGTCGATAATCAATCCTTGTTTTCATATTTATTAATTGAATCCTACCCTTGGATTATTTCCTATAATTTCGTTAGGGATATAATCCTTAAATCGGTTTGCCTGTTGTGCAATGATTTTTTTGCGGTCAGCGTAATTCCCGCAAGCAGCACAAGGCAGACACCCTTTCTCTGGATTGAATAGAGGAATGGAAGAATACAATGGAACAACGGGATCATTTTTGAAAGGAGTGATGTATTTAAACGGGAAGCTAGTTACTTCTCTAGTTGCTGTTGTAATTGATGGCATATTAGCAAGGGTTTTGTGCAAGATATTGGTTTGCCGCACTACTTGCTGCATTTTCAGCGAGAATGCCAGCTTGGATTTTTGCATCAATTTGAGATATGCTAGAAAGAAAGCTCGCTGATGCTGTCGCAGAAATTGACTTACTTGGATCGGCAGTGCAAGTGAGGCTAACTGTCCTAAACTCTTTAGCCCACCAAGATTTCTGAGTTGTGTCAGCCTGTTCGTATGGACTTGGTAGAAGATCAACAGTGAGGCTGGTTCCATCTTGAGAAATAACACACGATTTGACTTCTGGAGAATTAGGGACGCCAGTGCTTTTTTCACTCCAAGGATCAATGAATATCCTCAATGATTCGACGCCAAACTCACCGCACCACTCGATAAGCATGGAGAATGCTTTATCAATGTCATTGGTCAGTTTTGATTCACAAGTAATGGACGATGCTTTTCTGCTGACACTTTCTGTTATCAGCCTGCGGTATTGCGTATTTAGAAAACCAAGGCTCTCTATCTCGTCAGAAAAATCTGTATTGACCCACTGATAATCGTCAGTGACTGCCAATATTTTTGTTTCAAGAATATTTTGGTATGTCCCTTTTGAGCCTCGATACGAAGCCTTCACATCCACAGTTCCGCCAATTTCACAAGCCTCAATTTCACCATACTGGAATTGCTTGAAATCAAGTCCATCACCAAGAAGCCCAGTCTCCATCTGGCAGTAAATTCGATTGACTTTTTCAATGATTCCCCCATCTGGGTCTATGTCGAAATAAGTGTCTGCCCTGCGCTCAGTGAATGCCTCCCAGAGATGGTTGTATGAGCCATCATTCGTTGCTGAGTAGTCAATAGAAAAATGGAAGCAACGAGGTGCGCCATTTACAACGCCAGAAATCCATTCTACTGGACGAGTGCCAGTCCACACGCCACACCATGCTGGAATCTTTTGAGTTCCCCACTCTGCTGCTGGTGCGTAATCAAGAACCATCGTAGCAGAGTTGCAAGGCTCCAGATAAGGCACAGAATACAGAAGGTAATTCTCAAATGACATCGCGCAAATCTTGGATGTATCTCCAGCCATGTATGCTTTGATGCGAGCCATCTCAACATCTCGATAAAGCGACTCCGATGTAACATAGACTGACGCCGCAATGTCAGCAGATATTAGTCCACCTTGGGAATACCACCACATTTGTCCAGCTTGAAACGAAATAGATTTGCCAGCAACGCAGCCAATCGTCGGATACAATGTCGTTTGGAAATTTGCAGTAGTTACCCATTGAGTTCTATCGTAGATTCCACTTGCCAGTGAGTATGTCGCACGATCAGTAAAAACGATTAACTTTGTGTCGTTATCCTGACCAATGTAATTCGTCATTCCAGTAACAACACGAGCAAATGCAAAGTCACCACGGCCAGTTCCAGTCAATCTTTCAGTAAAAGAAGTCGGGTCTCCAAGGTCTGACGCCAATACAATATTCTTAGAGGAAACCCAAAGACGATTTCCACTAAATGCCATCCAATATCCAACAGGAATTGAAGTTGTCTGGATGCCAGTCTGATTTGATCCATCCCAGTATGCAGGAGTAGAAATGCCATCTTGAATTACAACGATACGATGCGATGGAGTTACTGTGACATCGCCACCAGTTGAAACCTGCGCTGTTTGCGTTGCTAGAGTGAAAACG